TGCAACTCCATATATGTACGGATTTATTATCATGCCCTAGTTCCTTTTAATAATATCTTTAAACCTTTAGCAGTACCATCTCCTATTTGGTCAATATCAATAGTTATTAAAGCATCATCTGCCAAAGCACTATCTGATATTACAGGAGGTGTTGCAGCAGTTACACTAGTTAATTCAGTATTATCTATTGTTAATAAAGTTGATAAAACACTAACTCCTGCTTCATTAATATCTACTGTAAATATAGTTCCACTTGCTTGAGCAGTAACTAAAGAAGCTCTAACTTCTGTTAAGGTCATAGCGTAAGGCATTCTAAAGCTAACCTTAGATGTACCTGTTGTTAAAGCAGTAGATTCATCACTTGCAGCTAATTGGATTTCACATGGAGAACCTACTAAGTTAACAGCAGCTCCACCACTTCCTCCATTTTGAGAAAATACTCTTTTTATATTTTTAATAGCTGAAATCATGTTTTATTATTTATAGTATTGTATATGTAATGTGTGGGAGCCGCTAACTGCAATAACTCTAAAGTTTCTCACATTATCTCCATTTGTAATATCAAAGAAATCTAAATAAGATAATGCCATACCATCTGTAGTTGTCGGAGGAGTTGTAGCTCCTAGCATTAAATATCTCATAATTACACCACTAGTAGTAGCTGATTCAACTCTAACCTCTGCATAAACAGCAGATGTTGGAACGGTTAAAGATTGAGCAGCTCCACCTGTTACAGTTAACTTCTCGTAACCTACAGCTATTAACTCTTTTTTCTGTTTAATTGCCCTTACTATAGCGCCTGAGTTTTCATTCATTTTATTAAATTTTTATGTATCAAAAATAAATAAAAAAAGGCTTAGTTTTTTACACCAAGCCTTTTTAATTGTAATTAATTTATTATTATGCTTTCCAAGTTGAAGTAGGAAGAGCAGCAAACTCATTTAACACTAAATCAGGGTCTCCACCAGAGATGTTTACAGACCTTACATAAGGTATCATAATAGTTCCAGCAGCAAAAACTAATGGAGTTGTACCTACTGAGTAAACAGGATAAGTTACATCATTTACTTTACAGGTTACAGCACCAGCCTTGTTAACTAATACTTCTACAGTTAAGTAAGCAGCATCCACAGGAGCAATAGCATTTGTAGATACAAGTGTTGCAGAAGCTAAAATTCCATTAGTAACAATTTGATCGCCAGCTCCAGCTAATGTACCAACAGATGCTAAATTTGAGTAAGCAAAAGTTGAACTATGCGCAGCTTTAGTGTGAAATCCTATTTGCCAAGCAGCATCAGTCCAATCAGCAGCTACTAAACGAGCAAATACAGAGAAATCAGTTTTACCAACAACAAACTCTTCTGGAGCTAATGTTAATAAACTTGGAGTAAATTCTGCTCCAATAGCATTAGTAAGAGTCATGTCTAAAACAAGTCCCGTATTACCTGGAGTTGGAACTGGAGTTGCGTTTGTACCAATTTGGTTATAAACCCACTTAGCGTCAGATACCATTTTATTTTCACCTGTAGTTGTTGGAACAGCTCCAGCAGCACCTTGGAATAAAATAACGTTATCTAAGAAGTCAATTTGAGAAGATGGGTCAGCAGCGTACTGTCCTAACAATCCTCTGTGAGCAGCTCTTTCAAAAGCAATATATCCAGCTAAGTTAGCAGTAGAAGCACCAGCTCCATTATCTACATAAGCAGTTTGGTTTTTAACTAAATACACTCTTGATGTTCCGTTAAATGCAGTTGGCAAAGCAACTAAATCTAAGTAAGAAATGTTGAACATATTGTATTTTTGACCACTTACAGCACTTAATCCAGCAGCAGTTAATGGAGTTTCAATTTCACCTGAAATTAAGTTTCCTGTCATAAAGTCGTAAACAGGAGCATTGTTTAACAAGTTTAATCCTGTACCGAACTCATAAACAGCCGCAGTTGTTAATACGAAGTTAGAAGCAGCAAATCCTGTTCCGTCTGTATTAGTTGTTGGACGAACTACAGAAGCACCTTGACGACCATTATTGCCTTGACGGTTATAAGGGAAGTATCCTGCTTTGTCTGTTACTGTAAATCCGTTACCTAATGTTAAGGTAGCAGCAGTTACGAATGGAGAACCTGCGTTAATATCAGCTACTAATTTTAATGTAATAGCCTCACGCTGTAAAGCAGCAGAAGCTCCTAATGTAGTAATATCATCTGGAGTAGTATAAGTAAACTTCTTTAAAGAAGAAGTGTACCCATGGTCTCTTACGTTTACATCTCCAATTTCAACCGAATAAGCTGTTGAAGCTGTAGGAGTGTAAGCTGTTGCTCCGATTGTGATTACTTGTGCTACTTCAGCACGATAATTGATTTGAGAGAAATTAATCACTCTTGATAATTTGACAGCGTCTAATCCAGCAATTAGGATTTCACCGCCACTGTATTGTACATCGCTTCCTGCTGATGTATTAAACAATACTGATTTGTTTTTCTGTGACATGGTTTTTTTTGGTTTTTTATTGGTTTATAATGATGTAAATGTAAATATTATTTTAATATGATTTTACTTAGTTTCTTTTTCTGCAAAAGCCGAATTTTCAAAAGCACTTGTTACTCCTAATAAGATACTTGCTGCCAACTTAGCTAATTCATCTTGACACTTCTCAGGCATATCAGTAGTAGTTGTATTAGATGCTAGTATTACTTGTCCGCTTGCTAGTGTTGTTGTAACAGCCGCCGTAAACTGAGTTCCTATTTGATAAGTAACACCATTTTGCACACTTAACTCTGTAGCTATGTAAGAAGCACCAATAGTCACTACACCTGCTCCTGCATTAATATATTGACTCTCATCTCCCATATTAAATACTGCTGGCTGCTTAATATAGTCTAGTTTACACGATGTGATAGCACTAGAATCTCCTTTATAAATAAGTAATCCTGTTGAATCTTCTAAGAAGTAAGGTTTTTTATTTGTAGGTTTTCTGAAAGAACATTCTAGTAATGGCCCACGCTTGTTATAAGTAGTTTCTCTTCCATAAGTAGTATTTCCACCTACGGTTAATGTTAAAGCGGCAAATGTTTGGTAATCTATTGGATAGTCTACATGGTTAATGTAAACATCTGTATTATAAGTACCTATGTTTGTCGGCGCAGTTGAGCTTGTTTTAAGTAAGGTATATAACTCATCTCTATACTTTTGAATCCTATCTATGCCTGTTAATTGATTAGAATTGATTGTATCTGTTATACTATCTATCTTTTTCATAATAGCATCATTCATAGCTTTATTCTTTTCTATGTTGTAAAATCTTGATGCGTGGGTAAGATTTGTATAAAAGTCTATTGCGTAACCTATTTGTATAGCATTCATTATGTAAAATTTTTAATAAAAGTAAATAAAAAAAGGGCAAGTTTTATCTCGCCCTCTTTCGTTTTATGTTTAGTTATAGTTATGCTAGTTTACTTTCTGCTTCTTCTATGGCAGCTACTAATTTAGCTTCTGTCATGTGAGGTAAGGCAAATCCTTTAATACCTAATTCTTTAGCTCTTGCTTTTAAATCAGCCATTACTTCAGCGCTATCTTTTTTAGTCTCTTCCGAAACCACCGATTCCATACTTGCAAATGGTGACTTAAACTCTTCTGTTGGTTTATTCTTAGCTAATTCAGCTTCTAATTCCATAATCTTTTTCTGCATTTCTGCTTCTTTAGATTGTGATTGAACTGTATCTTGCTGAACTTCCATAGATTTTCTTGACTCAGCATCTTGCATATCGCATTTAGCATTTAAAGTAGTAGCCATTCCTGTATTATCTACTAAGAACTTAATAGCCATTTCTTTATTATGTCCTAATGGAATATTACCATAGATATAATTACCTGTAACCACATCGTTTATAATAAATCCTTTAGCAACAGCCTTATTAAATACTGAAATATATTCTCTCTCAGGATTGTTATGTAATTCTATAAACTTCTTAGGATCTAACTCCATTACTCGGTAAATCTCATTAGTCATCATAAATACACTTCTGTTAGCATCTACATTAACACCTAAATTAATTGCAGCTTCTTCTAAAGCACCTCCACTTAATGACTCGATAATAGCCTCCGCTTGTCTTCTTAAAGTACGTTTATTAATCTCTTTATGAGCTAACACTTCTTTGTCAATTACTTTCCATAAGCTTCTACCTTGTTGGTTAGGGCTTCCTTCTATGTATTGACTGTTTAAAATGATAGCGCAAGCCATCGCTTGATCAGGAATTGACAAATCGAATAACATCTTATTGTCTATCCAAATTGCTTTAAACTGTAACTCTTTAGTTTCTGTGTTAATTCCTGTTGGAATACCATAGAATAAGTTAGTTTTCTTGTCCCGAATTTTTCTAATCATTTTAACATTTTCATGTTTATTAGATTTTCTCATAGCTTCAATTTCAATAAATCCCTTGCGAGGACAATATTTCTCATTAGCTAAATTGACGATTTTTGTTTCTGCACCATTGCCGTCTTTTACAATGATGTAATCTACGCCCTCTTTAAGCATCTCGCTTACGTTGTTGTTGGCTGTTAAATTAAATACATTCATTTTTATTTGGTTTAAATTTAAGACAAATATATAAAAATAACTCAAAGTTGCGTTAAAAAACTAAAAAACCCCTAACAAATTAATGCTAAGGGTTTTTATTATTATAAATCTAATTAAGCTGATTTACGGATGATACACCATCTTTTAGTGTTGTAGATAACAAGTAAATCTTGTTTCAACATTGCCATTTTCCAAGCGTCCTCTTCTGAAATAGCATCTCCAGGTAAACCTGTCATACCATTAATAGTAGTTTTAACGTCAGAACGATTAACACCGTAAGCGCCTTTAGGTATAATTTCGATATTAGAATCCATAAACGAACCTAAATCTCCACCAATATAAGTACTTGACATGATTAATTGACCGTCATTACCTCTCTCTGGGAAACGTAACTCATCATCAAATAAAGGATGTTGTACAAAACATACTGAACTTCCTGCGAAATTCATACGTGTGATATGGTATCCTACTTCGATTTCAGCACCACCTTGTACTTGTTGCATTAATTGAGCGTTTTGCGCTAATACGAAACGAGCCATTTTACGTTGTGCATTGTAATATCCATCAATACCTGTCATAAACACGATATTAACAGAAGACGTAGATGAATCAGATTGCTTAGTTAATAATTTCATTGCATCAATAAAATCATCTTCTGTAGCTTCTCCGTTTACACCTGAACCATATAATTCGTTACCGCCAGAGATTTGCTCTTCGATACCGTCACCCATGATAATACCATTACCTGTTTCGTTATCAACTAAGTTAGCTACAGCAGCACGAGAGCCATCTGTGTTTTTCATAGTAGAGATACCGAAGATTTTAGCATATTCATTCTCCATAGCCCATTGAGCTTCTGCTTGACGAACTTTCTCGAATTTCCATCCTTTAACTGGACCGTTAGAAGACATATACTCATACCATAATACATCTGTTGCAGCATCTCCAGAGATAGCAACTGTTTTACGTTGAGTAGTCATATCTACGATAAAAGTATCAGGGAATTGGTCACGACCATATCCTTTTAAAGATTTCTCACCATAACCTGTTGTAGATGGGAAGAAAGTATAAGTACCTGTACCTTGAGCTGCAACGTGTGTAGCAAAAGAGAATACTTCTTTTTGTGGATGTTGGAAGCTATATAACCAACCTGCTGCTACCTTAGTAGGCTCAGCCATAACCATTGCAGAATAACGATTTCCGTAGAAAACACACATTTGTCCTTTGTACGCGTAGTTATCTTTAGCGATTAATTGGAAAGTACCATCTGAACCTGAACTACCTACTTGAGAGATAATTGTTGCAGCTTTTTGAATACGACCCATAACGTTGAAACGGTAAGAGTTATCTCCAATAGCTTGGCTTTCTTTTACTTTACCAAATTTAGTTGGCTTACTTAAATTAATACCATAAGGGCCTACTGCTCCAGATGTTAATAAAGTAGTTAATTGTCTTTGATCCACACGTTCTAACATTTGACGGATAGCAGGGAATTTTTGCTGATTTCTAATTAAATCAGACTCTAAAGTACAGTCTGCTGAGAATGTACCTCTTACTAGGTTTGTTTGACCTGGGTTTACTGTTGGCATAATTGTTTTTTTATTTTAAGGTTAGTTGTTTTTTAATTTGTTAACCATTCAAATGTGGGTCGTTTTCTAATAACTCAAAATTTCCTGTTTTTTGTAATGTCATGCTTTTTGATGCTCCTCCTTTTTCCAAAGGCGGTGTGTTGTGCATCTTGTTTGCGTATTCAAGTTTGCCTTTAGTGTAGCTCTTAGCTTCAATATTTTTTACGGCTTTCTCTCCTAACTCTACAAATGCTATAAACTTACTTACCATACTTGGGTCTTTCATTAGTTGGTCGTACTTACCACTATTATACCTTTCTGTTAAGCCTTTCTTTACTTCTGGTGCAAGTGGCTGATTCATAAAGACTGACAATTCATTCAGTGCTTTTGTTACTGATTCAGATTCCGCTTTGCGCGCTTGTAGTAAACTATTTTCTCTATTCGCTTTGTATTTTTCAATTATCTCTGAGCGTTGTGAAACAATTTGTTTCTCCGCAGCATCTAATTCTAATCTAATTCTAGTAGCCTCATGTTCTACCTCTCCACTTTCAACTTTTCTTTCAATCTCTTGGTCAATCCAAGCTACGTCTGTATCTGTTAGTGGTCTTATTTGTTCAATCTTAATAGTTAAATCTTCTCTATATAAAGCTACAGAATCCATTGATTTGTACTTGTCTATATTTTTAAGAGGGTTAACTATCTCATCGTGTGAGTATCCTGCATCCGCCAACTCCATATACATTCTTTGTTCTGGAGCTAGTTCTGAGAATAAAGATTCTTTAGTTAATGACTTAGCCCTTTCAATCTCTTCTATTAAAGGAGCTGTTTTAGCTTCTATATAAGCCTCTACAGAATTTTCTGCAATTTCTAAACCTTCTGATTTAGCATATACAATCCAATCTCCTTCTTCTTCTTGAGTAGAATCATCATCTAATGTTAGTGGTGCGTTCTCATCAATTACCTCTTCTTTTACCTCTTCTGTTAATTCCTCTTTAACTTCTTCAGATGCTTTTTCTTCATCTAATTTTATTTCAGATTCAATAACTTCTTCTGGCTTTTCAGATTTAACTTCTTCTTTTACCTCTTCTTTTGCTGCTACTGGAACTTCACCGTTAATAAATGAGTCAGTTGACAACAAATCGAAATTAGGCTTTACGGCAGTCTCAACATCTCGTTGAGTATTTTCTGCTACTATTTCAGCTTGGTTTTCCATTTTGTTGTATTTTTAGTCAAATATATTAAATATTTGTATTGTTTATATTTTCGTTATCGAATTTATTTTGATTTAAAATTAATTGGTCAGACATCTTATTTTGGGAAACACGTATATCAGTGTCACCTTGCAAAATAATATTATCTTTTTCATTTAACTGTCTGTCCTCGCGGTCCTCTCTAGCTAACTGTAATTGTTGTTCAAGTTGAGCCGCTTGCATTTGTTGTTGATTTTGCATTTGAGCTTGTTGACTTTGTCCTTCAAGTTCTTTAATCTTAGCCCACCCTTCTTTTAATATAGCTTTCTGCTCTGATGCAATATCTGACCATACAAAAGCTAAAGCATCTTCAGGACGTATCTCTTTAGCATTTAAAGAAGCGTTTAATTGGTCTCTCATAAATTGTTTAACCTCTGCGTATTTACCCGAGTCTTCTAAATGAACACCGTAATCCTTGTATCCTATCTCTTGAGATACTTTTAAGAACTTAAATTTACTTACTCCTAATATCTGCTCACCCTTTTCTAATTTATAGAATGCCCAAGTAATCTTAGTACTTTCTACAATTTTAGTTAAAGTCTTATTAATATACATATAAACACCATAAAAGAATGGCTCTGTCATTGTCCTAGAAGCTTGAATAGCTGAATTAGTATTAGTTGCAGTTGCACTAGCCGATATTTGACCTTCTCTATCATTGTTAATACCTGTCATTCTGTCCATCATAACTAGAATGTCGTTTTTAAATTGAACTAATGCTCCGAATGATTGACTTAATCCTAAATCATGTGTTTGTAATATGTTATTTAAACTTACATCTCTACCGTGAAAGTTACCGCTTGCTGAAGTATCATAAGTTACAAATCCATCGTTTACTATATCGTAATTTATTTTCTTTACTGTATTTTTTGCTCCTAGCGCCGCCGTATTGAATCCTAAAATTGTTCCTTTGTGCTTGTTAATATCTTTCAATATCTGATACATTACAATATCAAATATGTTGGACCAATTCTCCATTTCATTCATTAAAGAGATACGCTTACCGTCAACTGTGCCACACAAGAATCCTGTATAAGATGAACTTAATACTTTTCCTGGCTCGTCAACACTTCTCATAATAAAATAAGAACGTCTCATATTAATATCTAATTTCTCTAATCCTCCGATACGAGTTGCTTCCCATAAATCTTCTGCATATCTTACTTCTATCTCATATTTACCTTTCTGAACTTGTGAATCGTGCCACTCTTTATTATCCTCGTAGTTTTTAGCGTCAATTTCTGTGTAAATGAATTTCTCTGATGGGTCGAATATTAATTGAGTTACAGTTTTAGGCATTTTCTTAAAATAAGAAGCTGTTACTGATTTCCATTCTATATGAATAACCTCTACTACTAATCCGCCATTAGGGCTATATCTAATTCTGTTATTAGAAGCGTTAGCGTAACTTTGTGGATTGTTAGATATATCTTTTAACATATCTAATTGCTTAGTGTCAAAGTTATATCTACGCATTACATCGTGAATAGACATCCATTGTCTACATCCCATGATAGGACTTTTCTCTAAGAAAGTATCTCCATCAATCTCTTCGTAAATAGCATCGCGTGGGTCAATACTAATATATCTTGTTTCACCCTCTTCATCTCTCTCTACCTTTCCGTAAATCATAGATGCTATTGAGCAATTTAATAAGTCATTTGAAAATTTTTGTTTTAAATCTAAAGAAGGTATTTGCTCGTTTAAGATAATCTGCATAATACTCTCTTCTTTGTCTTTAGGAGACATCTTTTGAAATATCGGGTCTTCTTCTCCATCAGGTATTGGCGCACCTTCCATTATATCTACACCAACCTTGTTTTTTAAATCAAGTATTTCTTGTTTAGCTTCCATAGCACCATACATAAAATCAAGTTGGTCCATCTTTGCAGATTTAGCATCTCTATTTATAGTTGTTACGGTTGCATTTAATGGCCTTGTAAGAAACTCTCCAACCATTAATTTAATCTTAGTTGAATGTGCGCGGTAAGGTATAAACTTTGCTCTATTCTGTATTCCGTAAGTTTTTGTAAGATACAATATACTCTCAGGAGTCTTTATTCCATTATATGATTTAAAAGATTCATCCATAAGCGACCTATTATAGTCGCTACTTCTTAATAAATCTTGAGAATAATCTAGGAATAGCTTACACCACTCAGGTGTTTTTTCTTTCTCTAAAACATTTGTTTGTGGATATGAACGCATTGAATGTATTTTTACTCAAAAATAGTAAAAATTAAGTAACTAACTACCAAAATATTCATGGTCCTCTTCAGGATTAGTTGGACGCTTAAAATCTCCAGCAGGAATTACGTT